TTACCACAGGCGATGGTAGTTCAAAGCCTAAAGGCGTGGTGACTGCAACTACTAATTCATATACAGCGCCATCTGCTTCAGCAATTACAAACAAGGATTTGACTGAATTAGAACATAAAGTTGATCCGGCTTATAGAGTGCGTGGTAATGCTAAATGTGGCTATATGTTTTCCGACGTAACATTTAAAGAGCTTAAATCTTTAACGGTTGGGACATCTGATTCGCGTCCAATCTGGCAACCTTCTTATGCTGTTGGGGCACCCGATACTATAAATGGTTGGAGATATTGGATTAACCAAGATTTGGATGACGTAAACACTTCGGGCAACAAATCTATATTATTTGGCGATTTTAGCAAATATAAAATTCGTATAGTACGTGATTATACGCTTGTACGTTTGCAAGAGCGCTATGCAGACTTCCATCAGGTTGGGTATATAGGATTTATGAGAGCCGATGGCGATTTAATAAATGCTGGAACACACCCTATAGCTTATCTAACACAATGATATTATTATGTTTATAAAGTTATTAAAAGATATAGACGGGTTTAAAGCAGGGGTACACGATATCCCTGCACAAACCGCTCGTCGATATTTACAGCAAGGAGTGGCTGTAAAGCCACAGGAAGTGGCAAAAAAACAAGCCGAAACTAGAGAGACCCGAGGGGCTAAACAGCAAAAAAACAAAGATGTACCAAAACGAAGCGCAACTACTAAAAGCGCCAACTAAAGAGCCGATTCATCTAGAGGAAGCTAAATTACACAGGCGTGTAGACTCATCTGATGAGGATGAGTTTATAAAAGCGTGTATTACGGCAGCAAGATTCCATGCCGAAGCCATTACGTGGAGGAAGTACGTGCTTTCGACTTATGTACAACATTTTGATATTTTCCCTAAAAAAATGAAGCTTCATCACCCTCCAGTTAAACAGGTGGTGAGTGTTAAATACATTGACAGCAACAACGCCATTCAAACATTACCAACTAGTGCGTATCATGTAGATTTGCATAGTGAGCCAGCTTGCATTGAACCTGCTAATGGCTATTCGTGGCCCGGCGTCAAAGACCGACCGAACGCCGTCTTTGTGGAATACAAGGCAGGCTATTTAGTGCCAGTAGAAGTGGATGCAACAAGCAGCACCTTAAACAATGCAGATCACCCGTTTAATGATGGAGATGTTGTACAAATTTCGGTTTCAGGAGGCTCAACAAAAAGCGCTCCAAGTGGGCTTGCAGAAAATGCAAATTATTACGTGGTTAATGCTAGTTCGTCTGGAGTGTCTCTTTCAACAAGCGCAGGGGGAAGCGCAATTGACATAGATAGTGTTGGTGTTGGTGATGTGTTTTTAGGGATAATGCCTGCTTCCGATCGTATAGCGATGCTACTATTAACGGGGCATTTTTTCGAAAATCGAGAACAAGTGATGACCGCATACACCGATGTTGAAGCTATACAGCTACCTTTTGGGGCAACTGAATTATTAATGAGTAATTCGGTAAGGTCATGCTAGCGGGTAAATTAGATAGAAGGATAACCTTCCAAAAACCTACACTTAGCGCAGATTCCTTTGGCGATCCCTTAAATGTAACCTTTAGTGATTTGGGAACAGTATGGGCAAGCGTACAAGAGGGCAAAGGCGGTGAACGGAGAGAGGATGATTCTGAAGTGGTTACACGAACAGACACTTTTAAAATCAGAAAGCCTGCATTTAATTTAAAGCCCACAATGCGAATTGTATATGCTTCAAAAAATTATAACATATTAAATATTAAGGAGTTAGGCAGGCAAGAAGGTTTTTTGATATCTGCCGAAATAAAGGAATAAAAATGATTTTAGATTTAAAAGAAGACACAATGGCTATTCTGTTGAACTCTATAATTTGGGGATTTTATACGATAAGCATTGTCAACACTTTAACTGACATTGGCAATTTAATCTTGTTAGGATTAGCCATTGCTACTGGTGCATATACATTAGGATGGGCTTATAGCCGCTATCATTTAATGAAGAAAAAATTAAAAGATGAAATAAATAATAAGAAGTAAATGGCAAATTTTGAAATCGCTTATAAAAAAACACTAGCTCATGAAGGGGGCTATGTAAACGATCCCGATGATTCGGGTGGAGAAACTTACAAAGGTGTAGCCCGTGCTAAGCACAAAGACTGGACGGGTTGGGCGATTATTGATGCTGCAAAAAATAATTCTGCTTTTCCAAAAAATTTACATAACAACGAAAAGTTAAACGAAGCTATACAAGATTTTTATCACAAAAAATTCTGGAACCCCATAAAAGCAACGGACATACAGAGCCAGTTGGTAGCGGATTCTATTTTTGATTTTGGCGTAAATGCTGGGGTTAAGACAAGTGCTAAACTGGCTCAAAAGGTGGTAGGTGTTGTTCAAGATGGGCAGATTGGGCCTATTACATTGAAAGTCTTAAACTCCTTTAATGAAGATCATTTTTTATCCGCTTTTACTGTAGAAAAAATAAGGCGTTATCTTGAAATTATAAAACTAAGGCCCGTAACGAAAAAATATCTGCACGGCTGGATACGCCGAGCATTGGAGGGGGTTTAAGTGAGCATTGATATAAGTCTAGACATGGATGTGAAGGCGTTGCTTAAACAAATTGACAAATTGCAACACAAAGATGCAAAAAAAATGAAAAGAGACGCCTTGACAGCGGCAGGTCATGTGGTTAGAGATGCCATGCGTGAAGAGGTGAACAGGTTGCCTATGAGCTCTAGTGGTAAGACTCGTTTTAAAAGAGCCATCAAGCCCGTGTTTGGCAAACGATTTAAATATTATGATAAGGTAGCAGTTGGAGCTGTGTATAAAGGGCAAAAGAGTATAGCCCCCGATGCTCATTTATTTGAACTTGGAACAGCAGAGCGCTTTACAAAAAAAGGACTTAGCAGGGGAAGAATTAAAGCTACTCCATTTATGCGGCCAGGCTGGGAGCGATCAAAAGGGGAAGCTTTAAAGAAGATGCAGAGCGTACTTTCTGAAAAATTTAACCAACACTTTAAATAAACATGCCAGGACGAATTATATATGGAGTATTATCAAACGATGCAGATGTAACTGCGCTTGTTGGGAATAGGATTTATCCAATCGAGGCGATTCAGAGTGCCTCAGTCCCTTATGTAGTGTATCAAACGGTGGTGGGTATTGAAGATAAAGTGAAGGGCAGGGATTCTGTGATAAAAAATTATAGAATGCAAATAGATGGCTTTGCGGCAACCAAATCTGAAATATCAGATTTGATGGGCAAAATTGATGTAGCTTTAAAAAATTACACGGGTAGTAATTATGTGCTTAACGTTGATGAGATTGAGCATGAATCGGACAATCTTTCCGAAATTACTTCTAAAAATTTACATAGAGAATCAAGAGACTACAAACTAAGGATTAAATTATGAAAGTTACGGTAAAAAAAACATTTAAAAACAAGAGAGGCAAAGAGGTTGCTGAGGGGACTGTACTCCACGTAACCTTAGACTATGCTAAAGAGATTAGCGAATTTTTAGAACAAGTTCCTAGTCTTAACAACCAAAAAAAAATAACAAAAGAAAAAAAAACAAAGAGAGGAAAAGTAAATGGCAACAGCAGGAGTAATTAATTCATCCGATTTAAAGTTTTATTTAGATGGAACGGCAATCGGTCATGCAACCGATGCGGAGATTAGTTTAACAGCAACAACCCGAGACACGTCTTCAAAGGATACTGGCAAGTTTAGAGCTATAGCGCCTGGCGGTCTTTCGTGGACAATTAGTGGAAGCAATTTGTACGCAATGGATGCGACCGAAGGGGCTTCCGAGATTTTTAGCGACGTGGTAAATCAAACATACTTAACCGTTAAATTCTCGACTGAAGTAACAGGAGATGAACGCTACACGGGACAAATTTTATTAACCGAATTGAGCGTGTCTTCAAGTGGAACTAACGAGAATGCAACCTTTTCTTTTAGCGGAGAAGGCAACGGTGCGTTTAGTCTTGAGACGGTATCGTGATGAAGATTAAATTTACAAATTCGTCTATTTATCGTTACGAAAAAAAATTCGGTAGTATTCAAAACATTGGTGAGGATGCAGGTATCTCTACAATGATCGATTTAGCTTTTTTTGGATGGCAAAAAAAGGGAACGTTTGATGAATTTCTAGAAGAAGTAGATAAATTCGATTCTATAAATGAATTAATTGAAATAGTAACCGATGCCCTTGCAGAGGCTTTTGATAAAAATCCCGATAAAAAGGGAAACTAACTGGCGAGCCATTAAGTTGGGACCAGATGCAAATCTTTGCTTATGGCTCGCTGGGTTTAACCCCCGATCAATTTTGGAATTTGACGCCAAAAGAGTATGGATTTTATGTCAAAGGTTATGGTCAAGAGAGAGAGAGGAGGCAGAAGGATGAAGAGCCGATGCTTCACCTTCTGCGCTTCATAGGCACTACCCTATACAATGCCCATCGGGGCAAAGGGGCAAAGGCTTTGAGCTTAGAAGATTTAATTACGCTTTCTTTTGATAAAGAAAAAAAACAACAAAAAAAACAAACATTAACAGCTAAACAATTTAAAAATTTGATAAAAGGATAAAAAATGGCAGCAACGATAGGCAGGCTTAGGGCGGTTTTAAGCGCAAATACTACAGAATTTAATCAGGGTTTTGAAAAAGCTAAAAACGCCATAAAAGGGTTAGATTCTTCAATTCGAAAAACACAAAGAAATTTACGGAGATTTGCCCGAACAACGGAGCGCATCGGCTCAAATCTTAGCAAAAGCTTATCGCTTCCAATTGTTGGATTTGGAACAGTAGCTCTTAAAGCAGCTGCTGATGCTGAAAAATTACGGGTTCAATTAGAGACATTAACGGGATCGGCTGAAGAAGGGGGTAAAGCCTTTGAACGTTTAAAAACTTTATCTGCAAAAACACCGTTTGAATTAGAAGATTTAGTATCTGCAAACAATACGCTTCTTGGCTTCTCTTTATCATCAACAGAAGCATATTCGGCTATACAAGATTTAGGAGATATAGCCGCTGTAACGGGGGGGGATTTACAAAGTATAGCTGTGGCATTTGGGCAATCGGCGGCTGAAGGTAAGCTCTTCACAAAAGATATTCGGCAATTTATAAATAATGGAGTTCCAGCGGTTAAACTTTTAGCTGAAGAAATGAATGTGGCTGAGAGTGAAGTGTTTGATTTAGCATCGCAAGGTACAATCACTTTTGACATTTTAAAAAATGCTTTTAAAAGTGCTACAGCAGAAGGTGGGATGTTTGCTAATGGAATGGCAAAGCAGTCTGGTACATTATTAGGTCTATTTTCAACCCTTAAAGATAGCCTCAGGATTGCACTTGGCGATATTGGTGAACAAATCGTACAGGCTTTTGATTTAAAAAATGTACTAGGAAATTTAATCTCTAATATTAATAAAATACGAACCGCTTTTAATAATTTAAGTGATGAAATTAAAAATAGAATTATAATTATAACGACTTCTATTGCAGCCATAGGCCCCGCATTAATAGGATTGGCGATAACCATTAAAGGAATGGCGGCACTTGCTGGGGTCTTCAGAATTATAACTACTGCAATAAAAGGCATTAAATTACAAGTAATTGCCTTAAAGGTGGTTATTTTTGCCAAAATAATTGCAGCGATTGCTATTTTTGCAGCTTTAGCGGCGGCTGTACAATATGTTAAAGATAATGTTGAGGCTTTTAAACTTGCTTTTAAACTTGCTTTTGAAGTCATAAAAAAAGCGGTCGTTGACTTTACTTCTTTTATGATAAGTAAACTTAAAGAGATTTTTGAAAAATTAAACACACTACCATTGTTAGAGGGCAAGTTTAATTTACAAATTACTGGATTAACGGCTTTTGAAAACAAATTAGAAGAAGTTGCAAAAAATGCTCAATCTAACATTGATAAAATTAAGACAGATGGCATTGATTTTGAGACTCCTGCGGAATTTGCCTCTCGTTTAGGGGATAAAATAGTTGAAGTAAAAGATAAGGTATTAGATTATTTTAAATTGGGAGATAAAAGCCCTCCAATGCTAGATTTTGATCCTAATAATAAAATTGAAGCCACTACCCAAAAAATAGAAGGGCTTGTACTTTCTACAAAAAAATTAACGATTAGTGCGCAAGATTTGAAAGATCAAATGGTAGATACTTCTAAAATGGGAATTGCTTTTTATAGAAATGAAATTAATAAGTTAAAAATTGAAATGGATCTCGTCGAAACAAATGAAGAATGGGAGGCTTTAAATACAATATTGCAAGACTTTATAAACAAAATAAAAGAGATACAAGGGGTTACTGATAAGGCAAAAAGTGTATTAATTTCGTTTTCACCTGCTCTTACTTCTTTTGGTGAAACGCTTGGAGATGTTTTTTCGGGAAAAATTGAGGGTGCTAAAGAATTATTTGGAAGTTTACTTATGATTGTTGCTGATTTTATGGATCAGTTAGGAAAATCGCTAATAGCGACTATGGAGGCGGTTCAGTTTTTTAAAAATTTGCTTAAATCAAATCCATTCGCTGCCATTGCGGCGGGAGTGGCATTAGTGGCGGCTGCAGCATGGACTAGAGCTAAGATAGCAAAAGGACTTGGCGGTGGGGGCAAAGAAACAAGCGTAAACGATGCGTTAATTACTTCCAAAGGGCAGGTGATTAAATTCCATCCAAACGATAATATCCTAGCAATGAAAGACTTCGGCAAACTTGGTGGAATCATTAACCAACAACCCGCCGCGCTAAACAACATCGGTTCACCTTCCCTAAACAACATTCGGCGGATGCAACCTATTTATTTAGAAAGTTCTATTAACTTAGATGGGCGGCAAATTTATAAAGGCATACAATTAACCAAAGCACGTATTAACAGATAATGGCTTACGGAGTCTACAGAACAGTTACTCACAAAGCTTCCACAAATGGAACTGAAACTACCTATGTAATTGATTTACTTAAAGATGGATATACAGGTACAGCGGTAGAGATGCACGGAACTGGAAGTATCTTTGAGCTGTCGTACGATCAGATAAACTCTAAAGATTTATTTAATACTCCCATTCAAAATTCAGAGTTAAGCCTGACCTTAAATATCACAAACGCAACCGATTTAGCGGTGTTGGAAGATATTTTTGCCGCCGATGAAAAAGAATATCAATTGCGTCTAAAGATAAATGGATCGGTGCAATGGCTAGGCTTTGTTCTTGTTGATTTGTTGGAGTACAGCGAGGGGCCTTACCCCTTTGATGGAACCATCATTGCTAAAGATTTAACCTACTTGAAGGGTGTTACTTTTGATTTAGAGGACAATCGAGAAAAAATAATTACAACTCTAGCCAAAGCATTAAATGAGTTAGGCTATAATTTGCCTATACATTCATATACTTCTTGGGCGGAAAAAAATACGACTACCACAGACGATTTCCTAAATCAAGTGTATAATGACACTTTTGTTTTTCGTAATTACGCAAAAAATGGGAATGAAATAGATACAACCATTAGCACTTATGATGTTGTTGAGATTATTTGTAATTCGTACAATTTGTTTTTGCGCCAGTCTAATAACGCGTGGAATGTGTTCCAATTATCAGCATTAACGAACCCTGCTTCGGTTAAACGATTTGTGTATAATGCAAGCGGCACACAAACTGGAAGTAGTAATATAGATTTAAGAGAGGATGCTGACAGAGTGAATGTGTTTGTAATGCCCACGTCTACCAACAAATTTAACCCTGGTGTTAAGTCCGTACATTATGCGTATAATCACCGTTCGGGTACAACTGAGATGTTTGGAGATGCTTCATTTATTGACGCTTATACCGATCCAAGTCTGCCTGTTGCTAAATTTAGTACAGATTTTAGCTCTTCAGGAGATGAATTTATATCATTTACGGGGCTTATTTTAGGTGAGAGAAGCAATACTCCTGCTTCAAATAAAACTTTAGAATCCAGTTTTTTAATAAAAACGTCTCAATATTTTTGGGAGCATACAAGTAAATCTTGGAAAGAGCTGGCAGATATGCCAAAGGCTACCATTTCTGGATCATTATTTAATTCTGTAACAAATGAAATTCAAATTTTACCCCAAAACTTACCCGTTGGTGGCATTAAATTTGGCGATGTTGTTCGCATTACTGGAACGTCTCACGGTTTAGACCCCGATGTTGAGTACTACGTTGTAAATGCTGATCCTACTCAACAATTTAACAATGACAATACAGTAATTGGGTTAAGCAAGACGTATGGTGGCAACAATGAAAATATTTATTCTTCAACACCTTCTAACGAGACATATAATTTATATAGGCTTAACAATCGAATTGAAATGAATCAAGTCAGTAATGATTCTGACTTATTTTGGGAAAAACAAATTCAATTCAATACAACTACTCTACCTTCAGATTCATTAAGTGATGTGCAGATTTATTTAATGAAAGCAATTGAGCTCTTTGCATTTACTAATGAGAACAGTGAATCTCAGGAAGAGTTCCAGTCTGCGGACTCTTATTGGAAAGGATTTACAGCTAAAATTCAAGACCCTGCGACATCATCTTCAGATAGCTTTAATTATCAATTAGTTCAAACGGGCAATTTTTCGCAAAAAACCGAAATTAACCCGTCTTTCTTTGGAGATGGCCCTACAGATTATGCAAAGGCTGCACTTCGTTATAATACTTCTCTTGCAAATATTACAAACGGCTGGCAGTTTAGGCATTTAATTTCTAATACATGGGTGGCTTTTGAAAAAATAAAACTACAAGAAGCCTTACATGTACAGCGCAAGGCTCGCCGTAATGGAGCGTTCCAGATTTGGGGATTATTTAAAGCCCATCAAATTTTAACCCATGACTCTACAAATTTCTTTTTTTTGGGCGGCACGTTTACGCCGAACGAATTTGAAGGTGATTTTTTTGAAATAAACTTTGATACGACTAGTGCAAATTCAGATGTACTTAGCGAATTTGTTAAATCGGATGGAAGCAATTCGATGAGTTCTTCTGCAGGCTCAGGCTCGGTGGCAGGGAATTCATCAACCGTAGCCAATGACAATCGTTATTTATTAAAGGCAAATAATTTAAGTGGCTTAGAATCTGCTACTACTGCACGCACGAATTTAGGGCTTGGAGATTTAGCCATTTTAAATACAATAAATAATGGAGACTGGAGTGGCGATGATTTGAGCATTGCTAATGGTGGCACAAACGCCTCTACCCCTGCTGCTGCACGAACAAATTTAGGGCTTGGAACTACAGATAATGTAACTTTCAATCAAGGCACTTTTAACGGCACTTTAACTATAAATGCAGACATCTATCAAAATGGAAGTGCTTATGAGACCCACGCCGAACAGTTTTTTACAAAAAAAGATTTGATTATCTCCAGAGATGGGGCAACTACTGGATTAACTAGTGGAGCTATCTCTGGATTAAAGGTGTTGTTAGCCAATGGAACAAATAATGTTATTGTTGGTATAGATAATCAAGCCATTGCACGGGTGGGGTGGGAAAATGGAACTTTGCAGGCTATAGCTACACGGCAAGATACACCAATTAATCAGGGCATACCCTTTTGGGATGCAACAACAACAAAGTTTACAACCTCATCTAATGCTACTTTGGATAGTTCGGGCAATGCAAGATTTAAGGCGGTTGCAATTAATGCGGGGCATAAAATTCAATTGTCAGGTGCAAGCGATCCTACCCATCACTTTTACCATGACACAGTTACAGACTTTGATAAAGTAAATTATTCGACAGGATTTCAATTTGAACATTACACGCAAGGAGTGCATTTTACTATAGAATCAAACGGCAAGGTAGGCATTGGCACTACTGGTCCGAGCCACAAGCTAGACGTAAACGGCACGTTTAGGGCGGTGGGTGATGTACATGTAGGAGCTGATATTTTACCTACAACAAATTACGAATCAAATATTGGTTCTATCACTAAAAAATTCCTAAGCCTCCACGTAGCCGAATTAAATGTGGAGACTATTGTAGCAAGTGAACGGCGCTCAACCATTGGCGGGCGTTTAAACATAGGCTTGGGCAACATTTTAGTTAGCGATTTAAGCACAAGTGGAACAACACTTTACGTTAAACATAATAATTTAAACGTAAACGATATTTTACATTTTGAAAAAGATGGTTCAGTAGAATTTATGAAGGTTACTGCTTCGAATGGTGGAAGTGCAGGAAATTATAGTTACGGCGTAACTCGTAATTTAGATGGATCGAGCGCCAACGCTTGGAGCGCAGGCGACTCGTTAATAAATACGGGAACTACGGGCAATGCCTTTTTAGATATATATTCTTTAAACTCATTAAAAACAGGAGTATCTACAAACGGCGCTACCATTGCCTATATGGAGCGCACGGGTACAACTTATAATGACATAGACTCCAGGGCAATTGTGGGCAATTTGAAGGGTTGGTACGGATACACGAGTAATGTATATGGTGCAGGCTTTGGCGATTATTCGAATGAAAATTTAGTCATTGATGCAACAAATGGACTGCGAATTCGTAGCGGATCAAATGTAGCACTTGAGGCAAATTCGGGGATTCTTAAAGTGGGCAATAACTTTGTGTATACGGTAGCAAATTCAACACTTAAAGCCTCGGGCTGGACTTTAAACGAAAAATGGCTTTTATCGCCAGATGATAATTTTGGAAATAGTTCAAATGACACCCCTATACGGCTTTCGACTGAAAATTCGGGAAGTGGATTTATTTATGATGGCACAAGGAAGCTGAAGGGCTTAACAATGACGTGGCATAAGCCATATAATGCAGGGCATTTAGTTTTTGGGCAAATTATGCAGAATGCTACGTCTTTAAAAAGTGGATATCACGGCATTCAAATGATGAATGATCAAGCACATGAATTCTTTGCACTTGCTGGAGAAACAAATAGTGCAAATGGTAGCGTTTATGCCAAGATAGGCGGTTTTAATTTTGATCATGAAAAATTAACAACGACGGGGGTAACCATTAAAAGTGGAAGCAATGCTCACATAGCTTTAGGCAGTGCAACCAGTTTAACAGCAGGTACGGGCGTTTGGCAGGATGGGCTTGGTAAATGGCGGGTAGGTAATCCTTCAGGAAATTACATTAAATGGGACGGAACAAACTTAGATGTAAAGAGTGAATCTTTTGATTTTGATAGTACAAATTTAAACATTAATAGTACAGGTACAAGCTATCCTGCCGCTGTTTATGATTCAAATAAAGATGATGAAAAAAGTAATGTGGGGCTTTCAGCAATATCAACATATAATTTAGGTGAGATTTCTTTGGCCGACAGCGATAAAGAAGAGGTTGTTAAATGTTATGCAGACTATTATATAAACTTTACACAAGGGGGCTCTGAGCCCCCTCCAGTTTTAACAATTCATTTTTTAATACAAGGAAAAAAAATCTCCGATCAATCTTGGGTTGATTTAGATTCATCAACAGAGTTAAACAAGCCATTATTAATTGGTTCAGATGGTTCTTTTGTTAAAGAAAAAATTGGTGTTAAAAAATTATTATTATTTGACGGAACAATTGATGACGATATTACTTTTTACTTTAAAAAATCTACAGAAAACATTTATAATGGCTACAAATTAATTATTCGTCTTGAAAAAACGGGAAACGGAGGCTCTCTTGGTAGTAATTCAAAGATAAATTCTAGCTACATAAGACCCTATACTCCTGTGGTTGAGATAAATTCTGGAGGCTTTTGGATACGCAAATCGGACGCAGTTTTTGAAAAAAATGGCACTCAAATTTTTGATAGAACTTTAATTACTTAAGCAAAAAAGTAAATGATAGAAATAAAAATAGGCAATTTAATAGAATACGCTAACATATTAAACGATTTAATTAGTTTAAATGAAAATGTACGTCCCTTTTATGGGCAAGCTCGAGCGCTTTTAATACATATAACAAAGGAGATGCAACAACTCGAGGGGTTGAGTGAAGAGGACTGGAACGACATTTCGGAACGCACCCTAAATTTTGGCGAAAAAATAGAGCCGCCAAAAACCTTCCCGATTCCTTATATTAAAGTAATTGAAGCGCTTTGCACGGAAGTACCTAAGTTTGAGTCGCAGGTTGAAAAGATTTTAAACGAAAATAAAAAAAAACAAGAATTAAAGGAGAGAACTAATGGACACGACATTCACTATAGCGTCGGGGCAAACAGCTAGCAATATTATACATTTAAAGGGAACTGTACCCGTTCTAGTTTATTTACCCGTGCTAACGGGAACTAGTCTAACCTTTAAAGTGGGGCAAAGTTCAACAGATATGCATTTTTTGGCAGACAAAAATGATGTTGTTGTTTCAATCACAAATATAGACGGCACCAACAAGGCGAGATTGTTAGAGCCTAATTTATTTGTAGGAGTTCAATATTTGCAGGTTATATCTAATGCCAGCGAAGCGGCAAGTAGACAAATAAAGCTCCTGAGCAGAACGTTTATAACTAGAGACATCTAATTATGAGTTTTCATTTCTTTTTTGCGAACAAGGGCGATTTTTTACTAAATAAAATCCCTTCCATTGTAGCGATTTCAACTTCAAGAAAATTAAGTAGCAACGCTTCCTGTGCTATGCGGATTCGAAGAGATAGCGACGATGCGGAGTTGGACGTGGGCTTTGCGGGCAATTCTATTGATAATAAAGCTATTAAAGACTTTGGAGGATATAATTTGCTTGGGTATACGGAGGATTTATCTAACTCTTCTTGGGGAGTGAGTTCTAATGTGTCAATAACACACAATAAATCAGATTTTAAGGGGGGAAACAACGCTAGCCAATTAGATTTTTCTGGAACAGGCATATTTAAACAAACAGTAAATATACTTTCAAATATTTACAATCATGATAAAATTGTAGCTTCAATTTATATTAAAGGGATTTCTGGAGAGACGGTTAAAATAGAAACTAGGTCTCCAGGTGATTATGTAAGACAAAAATTTATAACGTTTACTGGTAATTGGCAAAGGATAGATAATGCCTCAGCAACAGTTTTAGATTTGGGCACGACACCTAGCAACACAATTTTTAATCTGAGACGCGATTCACCAAATACGGTTACTAGCTGTTTAATTTACCAACCGCAGGTAGAAATTAATAGTACTGGCAATGTTACAGACTATCAACCCCGCACAGCAGGCGGAGCAAGTAATTGCTTTTTAACTACTTTATACGACCAAAGCGGCAACCGCAATCATGCAAATCAAACGGTGGTAATTAATCAACCTAAAGTTTATGATGTATTAATTGGAGAAGTAATAAAAGAGAATGGCAAGCCTGCTATGGTCATTGACGGGGTGGATGACCATTTATTAATACCTAATGTTGCAGGGCGTTCAAATATAGATGCTTATTTTGTAAACAGGCATAATCCTAGTTTAAATAGCAATAATTCTGCCGCTACTAGATATATTTACCCATCTAAAAATATTGCGGGTACTTACGGATTTGTTGTTCAAAAAGGTAGCAATTCAACGACAATCACAAGCAATTACGGAAGCCCTAATTTTTATAAAAACAATATTTTGTTCGCTGGAACAACAAGAAATGATATTTATGAATTTTTAGGGCAAACTCAAAATATTATAAATCATAGAGGGGGGAATGTCGCAAGTTGGAATAGTTTTAATTTTGGTAGCTTTGCCACTAATACATTTAATTTTGAAGGTACACTTCAAGAAATTATAATTTTTGACCGAAATTTAAACACAAAAGAAAGAAATTTGCTTCATTCAGATATAAACAACCATTTTAATATTTACTAACAAAAAATGAAACGATATTTAGAAATTGCACAAACACCACACAGTTACAATTCAAAATTAAGGGCTACCAATTTGTCCAGAGTTATTTTTGATTGCGAAAAAGGTAAAATTGTCATTCCAGACGTGACAACCTATGCCTTTCCATTATCGCCAACTTTTATAAGAATTGATGAAAATGGTAATGAAGTGTGGGGCTTACAGTGTAGTGAAGAAACTGTGATTAAACTGCATCAAGACTTAGAGGAAAGCTTTATCTTCAGTCAACTTTGCCAAATTTTACCGCAAAAATTGTTAGAAGAAGGCGGGCTTCAGTTTTTAAAAGACACTGCAAGTGATTTAATCGCTAAAAGAGACGATCCCGAAGTTACCATCACAATGGCAGACATTGCCGCTATTGGTGATGAAGTTTTTCTTAATTTTGATGATGAATCTTTAGAGTAAGTTTAAAGGTCTTTAAATTTCAAATAGGCATGATACCAATCGCCCATGCGACTCATTAGCTTGGCTAATCTTTGAGCTGTTTGGTCGTTGTCTTCAATCCAATGTACACGAATGGCAATTAATTTGCCAGGGTAGTCTACGGATGCGCCTAGATTTGATTCTCGTTTAAATTGCATCCATTCCTTCTCTTGATCTAAATTGAAATGGACTGGCTCTGCTATAAATCTTGGATTTCTTGCATGAATAATAAAAACCCGATGATCTACCATCGGGTTATTTGCAACCATAAAGCTAGGCAGTTTTTTCATATTTTTAAAAATGATTTAAAACGATTTTTATATTCAAGAGAATTTGGGTCTTCATTTTCTTTGCAAATTAAATACTCTTTGTTATCGATGTACAAATTTTCATCGCCAATTTTAAACATTTCATCGCCATCCTCATCGTAAATAATAGTATGATCGTCATCTTCCTTTGTGGAAGTGTAGGCATGATTTTCTAAAATATGTGTTGCTAACCATTCTCCTGCCTCTTCAAGGCTGTTCCAACGTTCAATTACAAAGTCTGTATAGGTTGAACGGCTATTATTTATATCTTTATTTCTTAATATTTTATA